GCCCGCCGTAACTCGCTGCACGGTGCCGTCGGCCTTGGTGATCGTATCCGAGCCGAAACCGACCCGGAACGCGTTCACGTCGAACTTCGCCTTGGCCTGGAAACCCTCGAACGCCTTGATGAGCGCGGCCGCCTGCGCCGGGAATGCAGCGGCGGCTTTCTGTGCGCGCTCAGCGGCGTCGGCCTGCTGCTTTTGATAGGCGGCAAGCTGCTTGTTGAGGTCGACCCGCTCCCGGTCGATTTCAGCGCGGACATAGTCGTTCTTCGCTGCCTGACTGGCATTCTTGAACTGGCTGTCGGCCGCATCCAACTGGTTGCGGAGTTCCTTCTCACGTTCAGCGAGACGGAGGTTGATCTGCCGTTGGCTGGTGATCTGCCCTTCGAGCGCAGCCCGCTTCTCCGCTTCCTCACGCAGCCGACGATCGGCGTCCAGTTGTGCGTTGGACACAGGTGCTGCCGCAGCCTGCTGCCCCGCGGCACTCTGTGGGACGCTGGCATCGAAGAACGGGACACCGTTTGCGCCGACTTCACCATTGCGGGCGCCGGGCGCCGGGAGATTATTGATGCTGTTCGCGGCGTTGCTGGCGGCTTCTGCCACGTCGCCCACGATCTTGATCCAGTTTTCGGCCCACTTGACCCAGTAGCTGTCGGCCAGCCAGTCGAGCGCCTTGTTCCAGGCTTCACCGAAGTTCCGTGCGGATCGCGCCCATGGACCTTCCATGTCGCGGGCAGCCTTGTCCAGTTTGCCGGACAGGATATCGAGCGCGCGAGCACGGGCCTCATCGGCGCGACCGGAATCGAAGCTAGCCTTGATCTGCTGAAGCTGCGCCGCCGTGAACAGACCGCCCGCGACACCAGCATCGTTGAAAGCCTTATTCAGCTTCTGAAGGTCGTCGTAGTTGCCGTTGAGTCCGCTCGACAGTTGCTTGGCAGCGTCGACCACGTCGACACCGAGCAGCGTGGCCATATCCTGTGCGGCCGTGCCGAAACGGACGATCTTCGATTCGTCAAAGCCATCCTTCATCAGCAGCCGGACGACCTTGACCGCGTTCTCAGCAGACAGCCCGTAGTTATCCAGTGCCTTGGTCGCCTCGACCAGTTCCTTCGCGGCATACTGTGCGCCGTCAGCGCCGGCTGAAAGGATCGCGCCGAACGTCCGCAGCTTCTCGGCTTCATCGGCGGCGCGCGAGATCCCCAGCGCGAGAGTGCCGAAGATCGCAGCGGTGCCGAGGATGATCGGGTTCGACAACGCGGCTACGATGGCCGAGCCAACCCGCGGGAACAGTTGCAGCAACTGGCCACCCTGCTGCGCCAGCGTCTGCGTCAGCGAGGTGCCGGACGCGAGCTGCGTCACCACGTCGTTGACCTGGTAGCCGAGGTTGGTCAGTTCGTAGGGTTTCAGGCCAAACAGCGACGGGCGGCCGCGGCTGTCGAGGCCGTTCTTCCCGTTGAGCGCCGCGATGGCACCATCTGTGTTGGAGCGCAGCAGCTTCATGCCGGCGGACAGTTCGTCGGCCGAGATCTTCCCGTTCTTGAACAGCGCGTTCAGCTTGCCCTGTTCGGTAGCGAGGCGCGCTTCCAAATTCGCGACCGGATCAAGCTGTGCCCGCAACTGCGCGGCGGCGGCTGCCATCGCCTGTTCTTCGCGTTCGGCCTCAGCCATCGCGGCGGTGCCCTGGCGGACGCGCGCTTCGAACTGCTTGTGCGCGATCTCCGCTTCCTTCAGCGCCGCAGCCTCTTCGCGGGAGGCGAGCGCTGAGAAGGTCGCACCGTTGTCGGTTGCCCGGCCACTGCCGAGGCCGACAGACTTCTGCACGGATTCGGCGACGGCAGCGGCCGCTTCGCGCGCGGCACGGGCACGCTGTTCCTGTAGCTGGATCTCGCGGTTCGCCAGTGCCTCGAACGACGCGCCGCTATCCGTGGCAGCCGTGCGACCAACGCCGGTGACTTTCTGCACGTTGGCGGCCACCTGTGCCGCAGCAGCCTGGTCACGCAGCGCCTTGCTCTGGAGTTCGATTTCCCGGCGAGCGGCTGCCACGGCTGCTTCGACCGCGTTCGCGGTACTGGCAACCTTCTGCAGCGAAGACGTGCTGCTGTTCAGCCCGGATTCCTGGGTGGCGATCGACCGGGCCAGCTTTTCGATCTGGGTGCTCAGCCGGTCATATTCGGCCTGCACCACCTTGATCTGCGCCAAGCGTCCGGACTGATCGCGACCGGCGTTGACGATGGCGTCGGCACCGTTAAGCCGCTGGAGTGCTGCCTGCGCCGAGGTGGCCTGCGCCTGTAGCGCGCGAAGTTCATCGCGCTGCCCGGCAATGGCTGCACGCTGCCGGTTGAAACTGGTCTCGGCACGTTCGGCGCCGCCGGTGAGTGCGGCGTATGCTTTATCCAGCGTCCCAAGAACGGTGGCCAACTGACCGAGATTGCCGGAAGTTTCGGAGGCGCTATCTGCCACCCGGCCTTGCAGGCCGAACAGCTTATTCATCGCGCCGTTGACGGCATCGAGTGTCTTGGTGGCCTCGTCGCGGGCCTTAATTACGAGGCTGACATCGCTGTTACGGCTCGACACGCTATTCGTCTCCGGTCAGCCCCTTGATGAACTTCTTGAAGGCGGCGAAGACCTTCGGCGTAGCGTTCATGCTCGTGGTGGAAGTGGCCTGCTGGATGACAATCGCCATCGTCGCATATTCGCCGTTCTTCCGTTCCACCACGAACTCGGCCTCATCGAACACTCTCGGGAGTGGATAGTCAGCGGCATCCGGGTGGCCGTTTGCCAGCAGTAGGCTGACCTGCCGCGTCATGCCTCGGTAGAAATCTCCGAAACTGGCTGCATCACCACCGTCCGCGCGCCCCGCATCATTTCGAGCAGGACGCTTAGAAACTTTCCCGGCGGCATCTCCGAGGTGAAGGTCAGTTCACCGATCTTGTTCAGCGCGTCCGTCTGCACGGGGAACGGCAACCCGGCGGCCGCCGCAATCTCAGCCTGCCATGCGTTGACGCCTTCCGGGTTCTCCGGGTCGATGGGTGACTCGTCGAACGGGTTGGCACCGGCTGCCAGGGCGATGATCTCGGCCAGCAGCATCGGAGCATTGTTGAACAGGTGGACGGTGAACGCCGCAATCGTCTCTGCATCCTTCGCACCGCCGGTGATGGCGTCGTAGAGGCTGCCGAGTTCGCCGCGATGGCGATGATAGAGGCCGAAGATGTGGTTGGGAGAAAGCGCGCTCACCGTGAACTTCTGTCCATCGGCGAGCGACACTTCTGCCTGCGATTTGACGATATGTCGGAGGCCAGTAGCCATGGTCCCTATGGCTCCTTCTTAGGTGTACGGCTGCCCGTCGATGTAGATCGCTTCCTTGCTGTACGCCGTGTCCCGCAGGATCTCGACGGTCAGGGGAAGCTGCTGCCACTCGTCGGACTTCAGTTCAAAGTCGCCGTTGGGGCCGAGCCGAACGTATGGGAAGTAGTAGTCGTTCTGCTCGCCATCCGGGTTGTACGAGATGAACTTCAGCGCGCCTTCGAGCTGCGTGGTGCCCGAGATGACCTGCTTGCGGTTGACGGCCGCACGGTCATAGGTGACCGCCATCGTTGCGCCGTCGGCGATGCCGCCGCCTTCAACCACGTAGATGATGCCGCGAGCAGCATCGATCGTGTAGTCGGTGCCGAGCGTCTTGGTCGAAGCCGACACGGTGACGACCACGTTGGAGATGCTGCGCACGCCGGTCGGGTTGCTGCTGCCGATGCCAAGCTGGTAGCCGTAGCCCTGCACAACGCTGGTGAACGACTGCGACTGCGACGTCGCCGAGGTCTGCGCCAGCGCGCTCTGCGAGCCGAAGAAGAACAGCGCGAGGTTCTGGACGTTGATGTCGTCCAGCGTCAGCGAGCCGCTATAATCGACCTGCAGGATGACCGACTTGTCCTTCACGCGGACGCCACGGTCGCTGTTGAAGTGATCCAGCTTTTCCTGGTCGATGGTCAGGCTGAAGGAAGGGCTGTTGCCCAGGTAGCGCCAGCCCGCAGGGGTGTGGCTGCCGGAAGCGAAAAGGCTGAAGTGCAGTTCCCCGCGCCCCAGCGTCTGATTGCCGAGATTGAGTGCCAAGTTTCACTCCTTACTTGTGAAAGCACGTATAACGTGACTCTGCGCCCAAAGCAATTAGGCGTAGGGGTCGGCGGCATTGTCGACGATTTGCAGTTCTAGCCGTAACCAGAACCACGCCTTGTCGGACAACCTATCGGGTGGGCGGACGACGCCGGGGCCAACCCGAATGTCCTCCACGCGATTCTTTCCCGGCCCGAGGCCGAAGGGATCTGACTGGTGGCTGCCGGGCACCTTGCGTGACTTCTCGGCGATCAACCGGCGCCGCACGTCAGCCAGCAGCATATAAGCAGGATCGGTTGGGTGTTCCCGGTCATCGGGCACCCATCCTTGCACGAGGATCGACCACCAGTAATCGGCGATCGGCGTGTTGACCGGCGCCTCGGCGACATCTTCACCGGGTTCGACGCCTTCGAGCACCGACACCATGGTCTCCGGGTCTCCGGGTCCGAAGGTGTCGCGGCCACGGTAGACGCGCTCCATCATTGCGCCGTCGCCGGGGTCGAAGTCCGACAGGTCGCAGACGTAGCCGTTGTCCGGCGTGATATCCTTCAGTGCGGCGGTCACGGCACGCAGGGCACGCAGTTTGAACGGGAGGGTGTCGGGATAGGTGGTCATGCCTTGGCCCTCACGCAGAGAGTGGCGCCGAAGCTGAAGAACCCGACCACGAAAACCTCGTAGAGGTGGCGGTCTGCTTGGCGCACACCATGATCGATCGCGTCCTCAGCCGTGAGGTCGAACCAACCGAGTTGCACGAAGCCGGAGTCGATGTTGCGGGGCATCACGCGGCCTCCTGCCAGTCGTCATCGAACCGATTACCCTTCAGGCGATTGTCCTGCTTCGGCAGGTACTGAAGGTTGTCGATGACATGCAGCCCAGATACCGTCCTGCCGCGCAGCGGGACGATGTGGTCAACCTCGTGACCTTCCGGGCAATTCTCGTAGAAGTCGCGAATCACCTGCAGGTCGGCCCACCGGGGAGTGCGCTGCATCTTCGCCGCCTGGCGGGCGCGAACTTCCGCCAGCTTGCGTTCCGGATATCTTTGACGCTTTAGGCGACCGTGGACGCGCTCACGGGCACGAACCCCTTCTGGATTGCGTAGCCGTTCGTTGCGACGATACTCAGCCTGGCGAGCATCGTACTCAGCCTTTTCCTCGGGCGTCATTGATGCGCGGCGATCGCGGGCGTACTGCGCAGCCTCTTCGCGGTAGCCTTCCTTGAATACCCAGCGGCATTCGACGCAAGACGCATCAACCGTGTGACGCTTCGCAATGTGGCCGTGCTTGCAGGGCCGACCGGTGAAGTAGTAGGGTTCACCTGCACGGCGAGCCAGTTCACGGTGAGGACGGCAGCGCTGCACTGCGTTGCTGAAGTCGCTCATATTGCGTCCCCCAGCTTTATCAGACGCAAGAACTCGCGCTCCAGATCAACTGAGGCGTCAACCGTGTCATCCGCAGCAACGTCGGAATAGACTTGGTCGACACTGACTCCATAGAGGAGGTACAACCCCCTCGCCATTTGAACCATTTGCTTCTTGTTCTCGACGCGTTCGCCAGGACGCAGCCGGATGGCCAGCCCAAGGTTTGCCTTGGTCTCCGTCAGCGTGCGCCCCTGTGGCAGCCGGATGACGAACATCCGCTTGCTGCGCGTGGCGACGCCGGGCTTCACCTGGACGGTGACTCCCTGCTTGGTGCTGGACGTCACGAACCGCGCCAGGCTGGTAGGGCGGTGGCGACCGGTGATGACCGCTTCCGGATCTTCGATCGTCGCCTTCTTCGTGATGCCCAGACGCGCGCGACCGCTGCTGTCCATGCCAGCGAGGTACGAGTACGGCAGGTTCACCTGCGCGGCGATCTTCTTCCTGCCACGGGTCTGCGCCTTGCCGGCTGCATAGTTGACGGCGCGCATGGCAGCGCGCTTCACGTCACCCGCCATCGTGTCCAGGGTAGCCGTGGCAGCTACCCCTTCCATGGCGACGATGTAGGTATCGCCGCTCATGCCGGCACCGGGAGGCCGCTCGTCTCGGCTTCGGGCAGCGGGACGACCCGCGCCGTCTGATAACCGAGATCGGCAGGATAGACGTGGTCGATCCGATACGCCTCGCCCGCTTCCACGGACACGATGGCGTTGCGGCGGATCGTGGGAATCTCGCTGAGGTCGAACCGCAGCCGGTCTTCGCTGGCTACCATCTGTGCCGCGCCGGGCATCGACTGCAGTTCACCCGTGACCGGGTCTTCGCGTTTCCGCCAGACCCGCACGGTGACATCCACCGGGGTCGCAGAGGGCGCGGGAATATAGAGCGCGGGAACCGACATCTCCTGATGCAGGCTCCCGCGCATATGCCGCTTGATGTCGCGCAAGCGGCTCATGGCTCAGGCGAAGTCCTCGCCGGCCTGCGCCGACTGCTTCTCGAACAGAGCGATGTCGGCTTCCGACGGCTCCTCGACCGCATTGAGGCCGAACAGTTCGGCGCGCTGGTCTTCGTCCGCCGGACGGAAGATGGTGCCGGGCAGGATGTTGCCGTTGATGCGGCAGACGGCGACAACCGGCTTCACACCAGCGGGAGCCTTCACCTTCGCAGCCTTGGGCGTCGCTTCGGTCTTCGCAGTTTCAACTTTTTCGGTCATTGGTCACCTATTAGTTGATTCGGTGGGCGCAGTGACCCACCGAACCGGGGACAGATTACGCGATCGGCGTCAGCTTGTAGGTCGCGTTCGGATTGATCGGCACGAACAGCGGAGCCGATTCAGCCGAAAGGTTCTCGACCTTGACGCGCTCGCCGGTCTCGAAGTTCTTCGGGAAGATCGGGATCGCCTCATAGCCGGCATCCTTGTCGACGATGCGGCCGAAGCACTCGTAACCGTTGATCGCTTCGGGGGTCGAGGTGAACACCGACTCCTTGGCGCCGAGGTAACGGGTCTGCGTGCCGCTCTCGTTGGTGTAGGTCTCGTTGTTGACCCACAGTTCGATCTTCTGACCGGAACCGCCACCGATTGCGAGTTCGCCGAACTTGTAGACCTTGCCCGAGGGAGCCAGGCCACGGTCGATGTCGTGGACCCCACCCTTGATGTTGAGGTCCAGGTGCTCCTTGATCTCGGCATCGTCACGAACGACCGTGGCAACATCGCCGCCCATCGTCCAGCGGGTCGGGAAGCCGCCGAACTCGGCGTCGTTCATGGTGTCCATGATCGACTTCACCTTGTCGAGCACCGACACGCCGGTTTCACCGAAGCGGAAGCCGGAGCCGAGGACTTCGGTGTGGCCGGCAGCGCGCTGGAAGTCTACCGACACCGACTGACCATCCTTGTAGGCGATGGTCACAGCGCCGTTGATGATCGCTTGCGAGCGCATCCATTCCCAGCGGCGTTCGATCGAGGTGATGAACTCGTCAATCATCGCCATCTTGATCAGTTCCAGACGTTCCATGGGGGAAATCTGGGTCGGGTGCAGCATCGAGGAGTCGATACCGGGCTGGAAGGTCAGCGGACGCAGCGGATCGACGCTGTCTTCGACCACGATGTTCGCCGGCTTGAACCGGAAACCATCGACGCGGTCGGTGAGAACGCCGTGACCGCGGCCCATCGGCTTGACGAACGGCGCCAGGCGGCGGCTGCGAACGGGCAGCTTCTCGAAGTCGATCCACTCGCTGGTCGAGCGCATCTGGTTCGTGAAATACTGGCCGAAGTACCAGGTTTCCGGACGGGAGTCGCGGAAGACGCCGAGCAGGTCATGGGTCTGCCACAGCTCATACGGATTTGCCATTTCTCGTTCCTTTTCAGAGTGTGGCGGTTAGGCGGCGTTCGCGCCGAGGCGGCTGCGGAAGATCAGGTCCGGATTGCCGACCACGCCTTCCCAGGTCGTCTTCTTCGCCAGCGTGTCGAAGCTGGTGTCCCAGACGAGAGGGCTGTCGGTGCCGCTGTCAGCGGAGCCTGCGTTGAAGCAGCCGGTCAGCAGCACTTCACCGTAGATGGTGCTGTTGGACGAACCCGAGGTGGCGGCGTGCAGCAGGACGCCGATCGGCACGACGGCCGAAGCGAGGGTGTCGTTGTAGGTCGCCTTGACCAGCTTGCCGCTCGACAGGCCGACCACGGTGAACTGTGCCAGCGTCAGCGAGTCACCGAGCAGGATGCGGCGGGGCTGCTGGATGCCGGGTTCAGCGCCAGCAACCAGGTTGCTGTCGATGTAGCTATCCATCACCTCGAAGGCGGGAACGCCGTGGGCGGCCGCGTTCTTGTAGGACGTGTTGATGTTGCTCATGTCCGTCTACTCCTTACTTCTTCGCGAAGCCGCGCAGACCGACACGAGCGGCGAGTTCACGACGAGCGGCGGTGCGGTCACCGGGCTGATCGTCTTCACCGCGCTGTTCGGCGCCGACATTGGGGTTGCCGCGCGACATGGCGTCAGCGAACGCGCTGCCGCCGTCCGTCTTCGCAGCAGGGGTAGCCGAGGCTACCGGGGCAACGGCCAGTGCGCCGACCGCGTCCTCGACCGACATGCTGGTCTTGGTGGCGAAGTAGTGCGCCTGCGCTTCGCGGCCCTTGGCTTCATCCGAACCGAGGATCGCGTCGATGCGGGTACGCTCGGCGGCTGCGCCTTCGGTCAGGCCGGCAGCATGGCCTTCCGCACGGCCCTCGGCACGCGCGGCATCAAGAGCGGCCTGGTCGACCGCCGACGTGTTGGCATCAGCCATTGCGTCTTCTCCATTGTTGTTGGACGGGTCGTCCAGGAAGCCCGCGAACGCGGACATGGCGTCTTCCAGGCTGCCGATGCTGTCGGCGAGACCGTTGGACGTTGCTTGCGTGGCCGTGAACGTCAGTGCCTCGGTTTCCCGAACGGCCTGCTCATCCATGCCCCGGTTCCGTGCCACGGCGGACACGAAGACGGCGTAGAGTTCGTCGATGCGCGACTGGATGCGCGCCTTCACGTCATCAGGCAGCGGCTCGGTCGCGTTGCCGTCGACCTTGTGCTTGCCTGCGAAGATGAAGGTGATCTTCAGCCCCATCTTCTCGTAGGCGCCGCTGGCATCCAGGTGGCTGGTCACCACGCCGATCGAACCGACGCCGCCGGTGCGGCTGACTGCGATGTGATCGGCGACAGAGATGATCGCGTAGCCGGCGGAATAGGCCATCTCATGCGCGAAGCCGCGCACCGGGACTCCGACCTGATCCTTCAGCGCCACCATGCGGTCGACGGTGTCGAAGCAGCCGGCGACCATGCCGCCGGGGGTGTCGCACACCAGCGCGATGCCCTTGATGCTGCCGGTGACGTAATCACCACAGCCGCGCTTGAACGCCTGCCAGATGTAGTCGTAGCCGGTAGCCCAGTCGCCGAGCGCATAGGGGAAGTCGTGCAGCAGGACACCCTTGACCGGGATGTGCAGCACGCCGTCCTTGACGACATAGGGACGGTAGCGCGCCTGCCAGGAGTCCGGCTGCGGCCAGAAGTCGTCGCCGCTGTCGGCGCGTTCGGCCATCATCTGCTCGAAGTCGACAGACGCGGCCGCCTGCAACAGGCAGGACTCGAACCGCTCATTCATCGTCGGTTCGATCAGTGCTGGTTCACCGGCGAAGCGGGCGGCGAGGGGGTTCGTCGTCATGCGGCCTCATCCTGGTTGCTGGAATTATCGGAGGCCGTGAGTTCGGCTTGCTGCGCCGCCAGTTCCGACGGCATGAAGACGAGTTTGAGCGCCTTGCGCATCTCGGCTTCCCGCTTCAGTTGGCGGTAAACCTTGCGCCAGTCCTTCCCGAGGCGGGCGAGTTCGTCTTCAGCGGTGGACAGACCGTTGGTGATTCGCATCACCGCAGCCTGAGTTTCCTTGCCTTCGTCGATCTGACCACGGGAGGCGCCGATCCACTCACAGCGGGACAGCGCGTCGAACGCGGTGTTCAGCCTGCCGTACCGTTGGCCGGGGCGCGGCGCGTCGTAGATGGAGACGCCCTTGGCGGTCTCGATCTTGCCGGCGTTGATCGCCTCTTCCAGCCACAACCGATAGATGATCGTGGCGAAGCGATCGGCGATGAGCTTCTTGCGCGCCTGCATGAACTTCCAAGTCTCGGTCATCGCGGCGCGTGCCGAGGAGTAGTTCGTGTTGGTGTAGTCGCGGCTGAGCTGTTCGTAGGAAACGCCCATCGCCGATGCGATGTAACGGAGCAGCGACTGCTCAAACTCGGTGCCGAGCGGGCCGCCTTTGCCCGGCGACAGCAGTTCCAGCTTCGTGCCTGGGAAAAGATGTGGGATCTTCACGCCGTCGATTTGCAGGCCGCGAGCATTGCCGACGTAACTGGCGATGCTCGACAGATAGCCTTCCGCGTAGTTCGTGACGGCCGCCGACACGGCATCAGGTGTCGCCTGACCGCCACCCAGTTGCGCAAAAACCTGTTCGCTCGGCAGGTCGGACGTGATCGCCGCGGCGTAGAGCGCCTGAGTCAGCGCGTGCTGGACGTTGATGTCGCGCCAGGTGTGCGTGATCTTCATCGCCTTCAGCGCAGCCGCCATCTCGGTGACGCCGCGGGTCTGTTCCGGACGCAGGGTCTCGAACAGGTGGATGACCTGCATCCGGCCCCACGGCTTGCGGATGTCGATTTCCTTCCACGAAGCCCGCTTGAAGGCGCGCGGCCCGTAGTCACTGACCTGCTCGGAGCGGATCTGGTAGGCGATCGGGGCACCGCGATCATTGAACCGCACACCGGCCCGCACGTTCGGGTCCATCATCGATGATGGAGCATCCTGCCGCGTGCAGAGGCGGTCGAGTTCGACCATCTGGATGGCGGTGTTGTACGGGCCGAAGTCCTGCGGCAACCACTCGACGGTTGCCAGCATCTCGCCGGCCATCAGGTGGACGCCGGTTGCCATGCGGATGTGCGCCGTGAAATTGTTCATCCGGGCCGCATCGACCCAGCAGTCAGGAGAGTCGGAGTAGAGTTCCCACTTCTCCTCGACTTCCTCCTGGAACTCTTCCTCCCACTGGTCGTCCTGCGTACCGAAGATCGTCTTCGACGCCGGACGCGCGTTCAGCAGGTAGTGGGCGCCGACGATGTTGTCTTTGTGCAGATTGCCGCCGCCCTGCACGAAGGCGTCGTTCCGCATCATGTCGCGCGAGCGCGCGTCGATCGTCCGCTTGGCCGGGATGATGTCGGCATCCACCGACTGGATCGGCGGCGCCCACAGCGAAATCTGGCTGTCGAGCCGGTCAGCGCCTTCAAAGGCACCCATCGCCATATCGCCCGACGGCGCGGCGGGGACCGTCACCGAACCGCCGGGCGCTGCGGTGCGCGACGGCAGGGGGAGACCATCGCTCAGCAGGGCGTCGAAGTCATCCGTCACAGCAGGAACGGCCTCATCGGACCGCTCGGCAGCGGGGTGCCGGCTTCTGCTGCGATCTCAGCTTTCAGTGACTGGATGTATTTCTGGAGTTCGGCGCGGTTGGCTGCCGTGTACTCGATACGGCTACCGTCGCTGTCGACATAGACGCGCGCCGACTTGCCGATCTGGAGATCGTGCAGCGCGGTTTCAGCTTCGACGAGACGAGCAGCCAATGTTGCCATACGCACGTGAATTATCACGTAATGCGTGGATATGCAACTAACGCGTGATTCTGTAGCAGAGGGGTTGAGGGTTTGTCAACAGCGGGTTGAAATTATTTATACGGCCGCTGCGAACCAGAGGAGGGTATTGTCGTTGTCGAACTCGATCGGATAGACCACGCTGCGGTTCCAATCTGTTGGTGCGAGCCAGTCGGACGATGGCGGCAATCGGTTGGCTTTCGACCTGTTGCTGACCATATCCGTCGCCCGCAGGTTCCAGGGGACATGAAGACCGCACACCGTTTCGCTAATCAACGGGATGATGTGATCTACTTCATGCAGTTCGCCTTCGTTACTCAGCCGAGCAGCCTCCTCAAACTGACACTGCATCTCCGCTCGCATCGCCTCAGTCAACCAAGGTGGCGTGGCTTCCAGCAGTTGGGCGCGTCGCTTTGATGCATACTCGGCAGTTTTATGCCGGTTGGCTTCTAGCCATTCTTGCCGAGTCTGTGCGTACCCCTCGGTCTGCCTATGGCGGCGCTGGTATTCTCTGTTCATCTCGCGGTATTCTGGATCTACAGCTAAGCGCCTGCGATGAACCTCTGCGTTACGCGCGTATGTGAGTTCGCGATTGCCGGGTTTGGCAAGCCAGTTACGATTGAACTCCTGCTCCTTGGCGCGAAACTCAGGATCTTCGCGACGCCGACGCTTGTACGCGGCATCTCGTTGTCGACGCACTTCGGCATTTTCTGCTTTACATGTCATGCACCAACTGTCCCGAGTCTGGCGAGGTGCGACGTGACCCCTTCGACACGGATTACCGTTGAAAAATAGCTTTGACCCCGCCGCAGTCGCGAGGATGCGATTGCGCGGTAATTCATCGTCTATCACGCAAGCCCTGCCCCCAGATCGCTGAGCGACTTCTTACCTGTGTCCGGCTTCGGTGCAACTGCTTCACCGGCCGCATTGAACACGTGATCGTTGCGCTCCCATTCGTCGAACCAGGATTCTGGCTTCGACCAATTGAGTCGATCGAGCCTCACATCTCTGTGATTCATTAGGAAGGCGACGGCGTAGGCCAGCAGATCGAACGCCTCGTTGCGACGACGGCCGCTGTTGACCCATCCCGCAGCCAAGCGAACTTCGGCGGTGAGTTGCGTGTAGAGCCAGTCGATATTCTCAGCAGTTTCTCCGTCACTCTCATACCAAACCGGAAAGTGTATCTGGCCGCCGGGTTCCGTCCGCCCCAGCATGTTGGCGGCTTGGTCCTTCACGACGTTCGAGTTTACCGCCCAAACGGGCACGTCGCCGCGGGCGATCGCGTATTTGTCGCGCTGTTGCGAGTTCGGGAAAGTCTGGTGCAGCGCGGCCGCCGTCCGGCTTGGTTCACCCTTCAGGAGGTGGAACTTCTGGTGGTAGTTCCGGCCTTCCGGATCGTTCAAACGGAGGTAGCGCCAAAATTCATAGGCGTTGCTGGTCACCGAAACGACCGGGCCTTCCAACGCCTTGTTTAAGCGAGCGGCGGTCGTGCTTGCGGCACCACCCGAGTCGCAGGCGATCAACTTAGCGCGCATGACTCGACCGGAGCCGTCATGCAGCGGGTAATCTCGCTCGATCACCTCATCGATCAAAATATGCCAATCTTCAGGATAAGCGGAAGGATCAATCAGCGCCACGTCGCCATCGGCATCCCGGCGCCGCGACTTCGTGATCTTCCACATGTCGATGTGGTAAATGTCGACCGACCATGCTCCGCCCTCCATCTGGACAGGCGCGACACCGAAGGTGTGGATGACGAACGAAGGGCGACCGCCGGCCTGGACGTCGATGGTGGTGATAAGGAACCGGACTCCCTCGGGTACGCTGCCTCGGACGTTGTAGGGTATCGCGCGACGCTTCAATTCGTCTGGTAGGCGGCCGGCCTCCATCGACTTGAAGGTGTAGGGCAATCCCATGTCGGTGTTGTGCCACGTTTTCAGTTCTTCTTCGCTGCCGGTGGTCTGATAAATCCGATCAGCTTCGAGGTATTTCAGCACCAGTTCCTGCCAGGTGGTGAAAGCTGCGGCAGGCCCCTTCATCCAGAAGGATGCGATGTTCGACTTGCGCGGGGTGCCAGTTACCGTCCCGTCGGCAAGCCATATCTCCCCATCCCGAATCCAGCGTCCGCCGAGGTTGAGTTGGTACTGCATGTCTGGCGTCATGGGGAAACCGTCGTGCGGGCAGACGAGGACGACCTGTTCAGCCGACTCCATCGGGTCGCGGCTCTGCGGGTAACTGAACAGGTTGAAGTCCGGTTCGAAATGGCCTTTGCACTGCGGGCATTCCCACTGCCACCTGCGCCGGTCGCCGCGGTTGTAGATTGAGAGGATACCTTTCGACGGCGGCGCCTCATGGGGAGTCTCGGCAATCCACTTCGCATCTTCGACCGGGCGACCCGGCGACGACTCCACGACGGTCATTGCATAGCGGCCGAGGGTCTGCGCGCGTTTCCGCAAGAGGGAGAACGCGTCACCTTCGCCGTCAATGTTGTCGTCCATGCGGTCGTAGTCCATCGCCCAGTTGCGACCTGACGTTTTACCGGACAGTTCGTTGATGGACGGGTGGACGATCGTCAGCCGCATCCCGCTCTTGAACATCTTATCGTAGACGTTGTCATTGACGCGACCGGGCACGAGCTGCGCCTTTACGTCGGGTGAGTTATTGAACAGCTTCCGCAGATCATCGAGTGAGAAATTGCGCGCCGTCTTCTGCGACATGTGGAGCAACATCATATTTGCCGGATCACATATGGCGCTGTGACTCAGCCAGTTCAAAAATGTTTGGGATTTTCCGGTCCTCGCAGGCCCTACAAATGCCATAGCCGTTTGGTCGAGGCTGGTTAGCACGTCCTGCGGCTCGACCATGTAGGGCGTCAGGTCAGGCTTCCAAGGGCCGCTGTAATTCTGCTCCTTGATCCGCACGTATTTACGGGCCGCCTCGCTGACAGTCAGCCGTTCGGGCGGCGCCACTGCGGTCGTCGCAGCAACAACGAGTTCTTCAAGGGTCAGATAACTGGCAGGGTGATCACGAACCAGCATCCGTTTGGCGGGTGCGTTCATTCATCATCCCCCTCGTCACCAGCAGCCCACCAACCTTCATCCTCGCCGACATCCGGCGTGGTATCGATGTCATCGCTGACCCCGAACAGCGGCTTGGCGTGCATCGACCCGGTGGCCGATCGCTGCGGCAGTTCGACCAGTTTCGCGCGGATCTCGGTGCGGATTTCGTCGACGCACTCGGACACGATCTGCGTCTGTTCGTCGGTCAGCTTGGCCCGGTTGCGCAGTTCCTCGACAACCATCACCAGGCTGTCCTTGATGGTCATCGCCACTTCGCCGAGAACCTTCAGCACGTCCTCTGTTTCCCAGGCTTCCTGCGCTTCAATCTTGTATTTCACCCGCTGCCGCTGAGCGTTCCAAAAGGCGACGTTGATTTCCGGCGGCAGGTCAGCCTTATTCAGGGAGCGGGCAAACTCCTCGGCGTTCATCTTCGGCTTCACGAGAAACGGTATCGCCTCGTGGAAGTACCAGACTGGCCGGTTGCTGATGACCGCGGCGGGCTTGCAGCGCCGGAGACGCTTCTTCACGGTGGCCGGGTCCATGTGCAGCACGTCTGCCAGGAACTGCTGCGGCACCGGCGTCCCGAAATCGACACGCGTCAGAGCGTGGTGACCGGTTGCCGCCTTCCGCAGTTCGGCCTGATGCTCCATGTTCTGCGCGGCCTCGGCGCGGCGGGCTTCCCGTTCCGCGTTTGTTGGGCGGCCGACGCGACGTTTCGGTGGCTCCAGGAAGTCGTCGAAATCGTCGCTCACAGGAAATCCTCGAAGTCATCGACGAGCAGGCTGTCGAAATCATCCAGTGGTGGGCCGCCGTTGTGGCCGCGTGGCCGGATGGCGTCGGCGATGCGGAATCCGATCCAGCGCATCACGTTGACGGCCATCGAGTTGCCGAGTTGCTTGTAACGGGGGCCGTCGGCTGCATGCCGGTTGCGCTTGGTCGGTACGTGGGTCCAACCATCTGGGAAGCCCTGTAGGCGTTCGCACTCGACCGGCATCAGGCGGCGGACTGCCATGTCGGTGATGGCGACGTTGGGTCCGAGGGCTGTATCGCTGTTGTCGAGTTGCTTGCCGTAATTCGACGTGATGGTCTGCGCCACGTCCCGAGTCGCATACGACGCTACAATCGGCTGCCCGCGACCGGTGCCGTCTTCACTGGCGTCGAAGCCTTCGGCTTTCAGCGTATGCGTCACGGGCGACGTGACGCATACGGCAGCCAACACATGAGGTTTATCCCCGCCACCGCCGGATGCTCGCAAGCATCCGGCCACATCGTCGCCGAGTTCCGCTGTTGCACCACCTTCGCGACCGCGCAGGGCTACTGAGTAGGCGACAGCCGGTACTGCCGTGCTTCCGTTGTTGACGGCTTGCAGCGTCGGGGCAAATTCCTCGGTGACAAAAGTGCCACCTGCCGCTTCGGACTGACCGGGT